GCCCTGAGTATCTTACCATTACATACCCAAGCATTTATTTGAACTTCATCCAATGCATCTACATCTTCAGGAAGTTCCATGCCAATCTGCTCGGCATACTCAGCATCCATTATTCCCCAATACTCTAATACTTCGTACTGGCCTGAACCATAGTCTTCTGAACGCTGGTCATCTTTCAACTCATGTTCATAATCTTCTGGTTCGTAGTTCGGCCCCATCATCATGCACTCACGAATAGCATCCTTATCAAAGTAAGGCATCTTTGCTAACGCACGAACCTGAGACTTGTTCATTTTGTGACGATGGAAAACATATTCACATTCGGATATTGATGTTGCGTTTGGATCGGGAAAGAAATCCCAGATACTTACAAACTCAATGCGGGGAACTCGTACATCAACCGGGGAGTAGGTTCTAGTCCCATCTTCTGCTTCTTCCCAACGATTCAAAGTCTTGTTGAAATTAAACGGGCCTTTTACTATGCCTGTACCAAAAAGCGCAGCCTCAAACAATGCGCTTCTGATTTCACTTGATCCATTAGACTCTTCTATCTGATCATGGATAAGTTTCTCCATCCGTCTTGCAGCAGCCTGTGCTGGCTTAACTTCAAACATTCCGGGGATTGGAGTTGAACCGGGGGTTAAGCTATCTTTAACTATAGCATCAATATCTTCTTGTGGCCCTTTGATAAAGGTACTACCAGCCTTATTTACTTCATCTTTCCCATCACCAGCATAGCCGACATCAAAGGGATTCCTTTTCTTTTCAAACTGTTCACTGGAGGTTTCAATTCCGGGGAGAGGGTTGGCTGTATCTAAATGCGCATACTCAGAAGAACCTTCTGGCATTTTAGTTTCAGATATACCAATCGGGAACTTACCTGAACCAAAGATAACATCAACAAGTTGACCATAAGCAGCTAGTACTTTTGTCTTAGTTACTTTAACAAAGACTCTAGACTTTTCTGACTCACGGAATTTAACATGCTTTGGATACATACCACGATAGTTGTGGTATCCGGTTATCCAACGCTTTTCATCGTAATCCCTTGCCTGTTGCGCAGCAATATAACGATCAGTAATAAGACCAACAAACTGGTTGTGCAGCTGTTCTTCAAGGGTCATTATCCTTGAATCTTCACCCGCTACTTCTTGGAAGTACAGGTCATCTGCTCCTAATACTATACTGTTGTCTTGTTCTGCCATTTAAATTTCCTTTAATACCCAAACTCTGAATCAGCAGGAGTATATGCTTGTTCTAATCTCAAATGTCTTAGTCGGGATATCGGGTCTTCAATTCTCGGCCTAGACATTATTAAGTATCTTAACGCATCATACGCATGATCAGAAGCGTGTGTATCTACATCCTCAGGATTTGATTTATCCAGAGGAATACTTTGAAGTTCCCGTATCAGGTTAGGGCATGTATTAAATATCTGTAATCGTGGCCTACCGCTTTGGCGTAACTTTAAGTATTCGTGGATTTGTATCTTTCCTTGTATTCTGTTTTTATCGGCGCGTCTTAGCTTGTGTCCAATCTTCATTAGTGCTTCACCAACAGTCGGGCCGGATGCACCTGTCTTTGCCCATGCTGCGGTGTCTAACACTCCGGGTACAGCAAAAGGATCATCTAACTCCATTTGAGTAATAAGATGACCTAAGTCTTCGCCAGTCAGCCCCTTGCGGTACAACTCACGATATATTATCAGTGTCCCGTCTGAGGGGTCAACACATCCCCAAATACACGCACTTTCGGAGGCGTACCCGTAGTCAATCCCTTTGACTCTTTCCCATCCTATGGGGATTGCAAACGGAGTAATAACATGCATTTCGTTATTGAACTCCGTAAATGCTGCGCCCTCTGCAATATCCCAATTACCTTCAAGCAGTTGTCTGCGTTGAACATCTGGCAGGGCTTTCAGCATTTGCTCATACCTGCCATCTGTAGCAAGGTATGGATTATCGTCTAAGCGGGCTGGTATAAACTTACGGGATAGCCCATCTTCACCCTTAAACGATTC